CATGGCCCAGTTGAACAGGTCCATCTTGTCAACGAGGTCGATCTGGTCCGTGAACACCAGACCAGGCCGCGCAGCGACCAGTTCAGCACGTTCCTCGGGCATCAGCATCCGTTGCCTGGTAACGGGTTTGCCCTTCATGGCCTGACCGGTGTCCTCGACCACGTAATGCAGCGCCACAGGCGGATCGAGAACGATGACCGGCAACGCCTTGTCCGCCAACATGAGGATGGACCTCATGGCGGTGTGGTCGGCCAGCAACGACTTCATGTCGAGTTCGTCGGCACCCTTGCCACCGCGAACCTTGCGGACATGCTTGGTGTCCACAATGGCCGTGAGGCTGTCGGCTTGTTCGAGGATTCCCATGTCCACCAGGTCTTCGATGCTAACCCGACGGGCACGGCACGTCTGTCCACTGGGGAGCGTGCGGGTTTCCCCGATGGTGGAGGGGGCATTGGAAGCCCAGACGTTGTTGATTTCGGTGGGAGGCATCGTGTGCTCCTAATTCCCTTGTCGGTGTTACGCGTACGTGATGACGGTCTGCGCACCGGTTGTCGAAGAACCCGATGCGTTGGTGATGACGACGTCGTGGGGACCGGCGGTCTTGGCCGGAGTGATGAGCGCGATCTGGAACGGGGACTGCACCTCGAAATCCGTAGCGTTGGTGCCGCCAACAGTCACCGTGGTAACGCCGACGAACCGCTCGCCCGTGACGATGACCAATTCGCCACCCGCCGTAGCCGAGGTCTGATCCGACAGCGAGTACACGACCGGAGCCGCAGGCGTGTCGAGGACCGGCGCAGCGAGCGCCGTGATGGTCTCGTTCTGCACGAAGTCGTAGATGGCGTCGAGGATTTCGAGTCCAGCGACCATCCCGGACACCCGACACGGGAAGCCCGTGCCGGAAATGCTCGGCGTGGTGAACTCCGTGTCGGCCATCTGTCCTTCGACGTTGCCGGTGGACCGGCACAAGTACAGGATGGCATGCATGTCTCCGCCAGCGTCCGAAATGGACTGACCCATGGCGACGAAGAACGGACGTGCCGACGTGGCGTACTTGCGGAATCGCTTCCGCTGGTTCGGGGTGATGCCGGTCTCCACGACCACACCACCTGCCATGATGGCGTGAGCCGCGAACGAGTAACCGCCCGACTCCATCTCCCACTCCACCTGGGAACCTTGACCGTGCGACGTGATCAGCTTGTCATCGCCGCGCAGATCGTCGTATTCCTCGGTGTCGTTGAAGGACATGGTTCGAGCGTTCGGCACGTCCACGAGGGTCGTACCGAATGACAGTGCTTCGAGTGACGGGTACTGGACGAGTTTGATGTCCCTGATCCCGTACGGAAGCGCAGTGCCGAGTGGCATTTATTGCCTCCCTTTCGGTTGACGGAATTGACGTGTACCCGTCAGTTCCCCGGTTCTCGTGTTGAACATGTGTAGTACCGCAACTTCATCCGATCGACCACACCACCGCGACGGGCACATGATCTCCACCTGTCCGTCGTTAGAAGCCGGTGTCACGATGACCCCGAACTTCCGGTGTGGGCATCGGAGGTCGATCATGCGTCCTTGCCCGATCCCCGACCGGTCGTGCCACGCCCGGAGCGGGTCGTAGAGGCACCTGAGACGCCCGTAGAGACGTGTTCGGGGGTTTCCGCGTCCCCGTCACCCCCCGACGCATCCTCGGCGCCCACAGCGGCCATCATGTTGATTCTCGGTGCCGACGCCTGGGCGGGGGTCATCGGGTGCGGCAGCACCTCCGGCTCCTCGTCCGTGCCGATGACGACGAAGCCGATGTCTGGCCCGATCACCTTGCGCATCTGCTCGTCCGTGAACTGATCCGCCGGAACGTGGAAGCCGTTGGTGTGGTCCCACTTGACGGTTTCGGCCTTGATGCCAACCGACGCCCACTCGTCGGCCAGAATCATCCTCGCGTGAGCGAGTCCGATGTACCTGACGTATCGCATGCCCTTTCCCTTCGTCATTGACCCGAGCCAACGAGCGTGAAACTCGCGTTCCGAGCGATTGTCCCATGGCCATCATCAATCAGATCTTCCGAGTCTCCATTCCATTCCACGACGACGACCCATCCCATCGAGTGTTGCTGACCAACCAAGTCCAGCAACAGTTCACGCACCCGCAAGAGAATCGGGTTGATTCTGACCTCGTAATCACCGGGGTTGTCGTGTACCCACACCGTGAGCGATCCACGGTTGACTGTGGACAGTCCAGGATCCACGCCACCCCAGCGCAAGTTCAGGAAAGGTCGTTGCACAGGCGTGTCCACGTCGCCAGCCAGCACGGCACCCGCGACCACACCCAACCCCGTCAACGTGGCGTCAGACGTGATGGTAGACCGAACCAGCGCGCGCATCATCCCTCCCGAATCGATCGGTTCACCGCAGCCGCGACGTTGGCCGCGAGCAATGGTGCAATGTGGAACATGGTCGGGCCGATGATGGCGTACTTTCCCGAGAACCTGACCTCCAACCACACGCCATACGGCATCGTGTGGTAAGTGATCAGTTGATGCAACACCATGGGCTCGGCTCGGTGTGTGGCGAAGAGGCCGTTGCGTGCGTTGCCGGTGTTGTCGTGCCATGGTGCGTTCGCCCGAGCGTACGACGTCGCCGTTGCCTCCATGGCGTCGAACGCAAGGTCTACGCCCGCGTCCACCTTGGGCAGCAACGCTTTCAACGACGGAGTCAACGTGTCGAACCGGAACACACCCTTCCGGGGCATCAGAGCACCGCCGTCCTCGGGGAATGCCGATACACCAACGCCTTCGTCATGTACCCGTAGCCATCAGTGAACCCCATGACTTCGAACCGCGTGCCGTCGGCGTCTGTCCAACGGTCACCCACCTCGATCTCTGCATCGTGCTGGCCGATCAGGTGGTACTCGATCCTTCGTTCCTCACCAGACACCGTCGTGATTGGACGCTGGTCGTGGCCCAAGAGGGACAGCTTGAACACCTGCGGTGCCCGAGGCGTACCGTCCACGTAGGACTGTGCTCCACCGGGTGTGGTCGATGGCACGCGCGGAATCAACACGATCGTCACCGGATCGAACTCGATGAACGCCGTAGTCATGGCCCGCTGCACGTCCTGATCGAGCATCATGGTCGTTCGATCTGAACCGTGAACGAACCCCCGGACGGTGTACCGCCACCATCGGCAGCACCCGCCATCTTGTCACGCATTTCCAACGCATGCTTGTGCAACTGCGACAACGACCGCGACGACCCCGACTCGGACATGTCCACCGATCCGGCAAATGAAGCTGCCTTCTCGGTCCACACCTGCGCGGCAGCAGCCTCGATCGATGCGGACGCGTCGATGATGCCAGCCAACACGGCATCGGTGTAGAGCGTGTCGTCGTGTGCGATGTCTGTCATTCGACGGAGCATCGCAACCTCGTCCACTGTGGCCATTCGTCTTCACCTCCTACGGGAACGTCCGGAGCGGGGTCGCCGCAACCCCCGCCCCGGACGTTGTGCCACCCGGAAAAGCTCAGGCCGAGTCGGTGTCCGCCTGCTGCTCGCGGTCATCCGCCCGGAGTGCGGTCACGAGATCGGTCACGAGGACGTTACCGTTCTTGCCGGTACCGGTCACGTCCAGGTCCCGCTTGGCCGCCTCGTCCTCCAGCTCGGCCTTGGTCCACTGGTCGTAGTCGTCGTCCTCATCATCGGATTCCACAGTGGAACGCGCGTCGAGCGCCGCCCGCTGCTCCTCCTCCGACAGGTTGGCGAACGGCACACCCGCCCCAGCCGCCGGATCGAGAGCGGACCGCAACACGGGGTCATCGGTCTCCTCGACCTCGACGTACTCGCGGCCCTGGTTCTCCCGGATCGCGTCCTCGATGGCCTGACCGTTCGGACCGAACCGAATACCAGCCTGACGCAGCCACGCCACGTCCTCATCGGACAGCTTGCTGTCCCAATCGATCTGTCGCATGTGGTCAGCCCCCCAATCAGGCGTAGATCGCAGGCGGGTCGTAGGTGGCGTCCGCCGTGACTTCGAGCACGATGCCACCACCGCGTTGCCGAACACCGGTACCGAACCCGACCGCCCAGAACGAGTCGATCAGCGGGTAGTCCGGCTGCCGGCCCTTGACGAGCCGGAGACCCCGAAGACCGGTGTTCGCGTGCTCGCGCAGACCGATCGGGTTGTTGAGGTTGGCCTCGCCACCAGTGGCGAACGTCATCACGTGGGTGGACGGCATCCAGTCGTCCTCCACGATGATGAGCGGACCGTAGTTGCCGATCACCTTCAATCCGTTCAGCGTCGCCGGAACCTGGCCCTGGCCGACGACCTGGGTCGTCAGGTCCATGATCTGGCCGGGCTGGCCCTGCGCCGGGATGAAGTCGTACCGACCGGCACCCCCGTTGGCCACCGACCGGAAGCCCCGGATCACGTTGGCCTGGTTGGAGTGCACGACCGCCACCATGCGGTAGCCGAGTTCCTGGTCGTACCCGTGCGACTTGAAATCGTCGATCACGAGCAGATCCAGGTCATCCGCCGTGAGAGCGGCCGCACCCGTGGTCTTGTAATGCTGGTGCGTGCCGAGGAACGTGTTCTGCTTGTACGGCGGAGGGATCGTGCCGTCGTTGTTGTAGAACTTGAACACGTTGTAGGCGTTGCCGTTGATGGTCGCCGTGAGGTTGGTGG